ATTGGTGAAATCGCGATGATAACAGGCGGTGCATTCGAAACACTGACCGGCACTGTGGAAGGTTTCAGGGAAAAAAAAGAGGGCGAGAAAACCATACGGCACAAGGCTTTTGTGCGGCTGCAGGGTGGAGCATTCGCAGCACGTGTGGAAATTGATGTTGACTCTTTGTCGAGGCTTTAATACCGAATCTGTCCATCGAATGTGCAGGCCCGAGTGCGGATTAAGTTCCCCCGCTGCCGCCCGGTGAACGCCAAGGCAACAGCCCCCGGTTCATCGCAAACTGCTACTGCATTGGAAATCCCGAAAACCTGAAAGGCATGGACCTTGGTTCAAGCAGCGCTGCATGTCGATGCATCCGATTTCTTTCGGCTATCCCGGCAACTGGACAATCTGCCATCGGCCATCAAGGCCAAGGTGATCCGCCGCGCATTGAGGCGCATGCAGACCATGGGCCGAACCCGCGTTGTCCGGCTTGCTGCAAAGCGGATCAAGATTCCGCAAAAGCACATTCGCGAGCGAACCACATTGCCCTATGGTGACGGGCAGTCGCGTGAGATTGTGGTGCGGTCCAACTGGATAAGGCTTGGCAAGCTTGGTGCCAGACAGGGCGTGAGGGGTGCACTTGTTCGCGGCCGCAAATCCATTCGCGGTTCGTTTGTATTGCAGGCCGGGGCAGGCGGTGCCGGTGTTTTCAAGCGCGTGGGCAAGGCGCGCTATCCGATCCGCGAGTTGTACGGCCCGAACCCGGCAAACGATATCGCCACATCCCCGGAGCCATACCAGCAGCTCCTCAATGAATTGATTGCCGATGAGCTGGGCAATCGCATGCTGCACGAATTGTCCCGCATCCTGCCGGACTGATCGCAACCAGCAACACAATCCACACTCCCGCCACGCGCCGCCACACCCTGGCCGGTCGCGGGTCCTTCCGGCCGCAAAAAACGGACGGGGCGGGACGACCCCGAAAAATCGCTAGTTTTTCAGACCTTCCGGCCGGGTTGACTCGGGTTGACTCCGGAGCCTGCAGGTTGACTGGAGTTCCCTTTGGCAGATCTGCTTGATCAGCCTTCACTCGATGAGGGCGAATGGCTGAACGTAAAAGAGCTGGCCGACCGGCATGGCGTCACTCGTCAGGCAATGCACAAGCGTGTCCGTGAGTTTGAAAAACAGGGGCACATAAAAACCAGAAAGAAGGGCCGCAACGTCATGGTGAACGTGGCGGAATTTACCCTTGCTGTTTCCGAGCATGGCAACGGCCTTGCCGAGCAATCAGCCGCCACGCGAAATGATGATGCCCCGGCAGGTCATGACCCTGAAAGCCTCAAGTTGCGTGAAGCGCAGCGCAAGCGGGCCGAGTCCGAGGCCCAACTTTCCCAGCTCAAACTCGACAAGGAATTAGGTCTTGTCAGATCTGTATCAGACATTGAGGAGGCCAGTGTTGCGCTTGCTTCCGCACTCCTGCGAGTTGCCGAAAAACTTCCAGCAATGAGCGAAGAAATTGCCCGTGCGGCCGGTGGCACTGACATGAAAGCTGCCAAGGCGGCTGCCCGGCCGCTGGTTGATGAGTTCCGAAAGCAACTGGTCGAGGGACTTGGGGATGCCGTTTCCAGCCATGAGCGCGGCAAGGTGAAAACCAGAAAAAAGTCTGAGGCGGTTAACGAAACAAGGATCCCGGCATGAGTGTTCGCAAATCCGCCATTGCGTTGATGGCCGCTGCCATGGTTGCCGTGCTTGAGCCGCCAGTAAGGCAGGAGGCATGGGCCTGGGCTTCTGAAAACCTTGTTGTGCCGGACGGACCACAAGCGGGCACACTAATGGATCTTGAGCTCACGCCCTACCTGCGCGAGCCAATGGAATTTGCATCCTTTGACAGTGTGGAAAACGAGGTGGCAATTCGCAAGAGTGCCCAAACCGGTTTCACGCTTTTCCTGCTTGCTTCCGCCTCGCACATGATTGTGCATGATCCCTGCAATGCAATGATCGTGCAGCCAACACAAAGTGCGCTCGGTGATTTCGAACGCGAAAAGCTGGCCCGTGTCATTGATGAAACGGAAGCTCTTTTCAAAAAAGTAAAGGCGCAGGTTTCCAGATCCGGTCGCGGCTCCACTTCCAGCTCCAAGCAATATCCGGGTGGATCCCTCAAGCTCGCAATTTCCTCATCGGCTGCCGACTTGAGATCCAAAACAGTCAAGTGGGCGGGCTGTGATGAGGTTGATGAATACCCGGTTGACCTGGACGGGCAAGGGTCTCCGCTCGACATGGTTGAGGCTCGGCAAGAGTCGTTTCTCATGTCTGGTGAGTGGAAGCGGCTGTATATTTCCACGCCAACCATACTCAAGGCGAGTGAAATCAATGTGCGGTTTGAGGCTGGTGATCAGCGTTACTGGCACATGCCATGCCCCGGTTGCGGTGAAAAATTTCACTTCAAGTTTGATCTGGCCTGTTTCCGTTTCAATGAAGTGTTTCCGTATGAGGCCCATTACGTCACGCCCTGTTGCGGCCAAATTATCGAGGGGCATGAAAAAGTTGCCCTTATGAAAAAGGGGGAGTGGATTGCAACCGCCGCCCGGCCGGGTGCGTATCCATCCTATCATTTTGATGCCCTTACATCGCCGTTTGTACCTTGGGACAAAATCGCCGAGCGATATCTGAAAGCTCGCGAAAACCCCACCAAAATGAAATCCTTCACCAACCTGACCTTGGGGTTGCCGTATGAGGTTACCAGTGATGCGCCGGATCATGATCAGCTTTTCTTGAGGCGTGATCGCGATATGCCATCATATCAGGTGCCGAAAGGCGGGGTGATCCTGATCGGTTCGGCAGACGTTCAAGGTAATGGCATATATGTACTGCTGAAAGCTTATGGCCCGAACGCGGTAACCTATACAGTTGATGCGGATTTTCTGGAGGGTGATACGTCCGTGCCGGGTGCGGGTGCATGGCTCAAGCTTGATCAATATTGCCGCCGCGAGTTCAAATACGAAATGGGTGGTCGGGCGCGGCCTGTACGCTTCGGCGTTGATTCCGGTTACCGCTCGCATGTGGTTTATACCTGGTGTCGTGATCGCCGTGATTTCGCAATGGCGCTCAAAGGTGCGGACGGGTGGAATTTGCCAGCCTTGGGCGCACCCAAGCTGGTTGATATTGCCCTCAACGGCAAGCGCATCCGCAAGGGCGCACAACTCTATACCGTGGGAACCTATCCGCTGAAAGCGGCCCATTATGACCGCTTGCGCAAAGTCATGAACGATGATGGCAGTTTTCCGCCCGGTTACGTGCATTTTTCCTGGGGACTCTCTGAGGAATATTTCAAACAAATCACGGGTGAGTTTCTTTCCGAGGAAACTTACCGGGGCCGCCCCCGTCTGGTTTGGAAGCCGGTTCCGGGCAAGGAAAACCACTGGCTGGACTGCAATATTTATTGTGATGCGATTTCCGAATATCTCGGGGTGTCACGCCTTGAGAATGATGATTGGGCGGGAGTGGCGCAGGATCTTGGCGTAGGGTTCGAGCAGCAAATCCTGGATGACGGGCTGTTCACCCCGGAAGTGGCGCGTCGCGCGGCAAGCAAACCGGCTGGCAATGAAGTGCCCGAGAAAACACCACAAAGCACAAAACCAAGGCGCAGCCGGACTGATCGCGGTTTGTCGCGGCGGGGCGGCCTTGGAAAGAGGAATGGTCTATGAGTGCGAATATTGAAACGGCTTTGACTGCCGAGGATCTGGCAAAGCTCGAAAAGGCAATTGCTTCGGGTGCATTGCGGGTTCGCTTCAAGGATCATGAAGTAACCTATCAGTCGCATGCGGACATGCGCCGTGCTTACGAGTTCGCCAAGCGGCAATTGGCCGGGCAAACGCGCAATCGCAGAACCGTTGCCATTTATGATGGAGGGTTCTAGTGGCGAATCCTCTTGATACCCTCATCGGTTTTTTCTCTCCCAAAGCCGGACTTGGCCGCATGGTTGCCCGCGAGCGCATGCGCAACCTCCGGTCTGTTGAAATGCAATACAATGCGGCTTCCAGGGGCAGGCGCACCAATTCATGGCGGCCGAACAGTGCGGGTGCCATTTCCGAGGTCTCCATGGCCCGCGACCGGCTTCGGTTTGTCGGCAGGGATCTTGTGCGCAACAATCCCATTGCTGCCCGCGTTCCGATGCTGGTTTCTCAGAATGTGGTTGGCAAAGGCATTATCCCGAACGCTGTTACCTCCAATGCTGCTGACAAGGAAAAGGTTGAGGGCTGGCTGAAACGGCATTTCGATACGCCAGCATGCGACTATAATGGCCAGCTTGATCTGTACGGCTTGCAGCAACTCATTGTGAAGCTGTTACCATCCGATGGCGAATGCTTTGTGATCAAGCATTTCATGGCACCGGATCCGGGCCAGCACGTATTGCCACTCAGGCTGCAGGTGCTTGAGGCTGATTATCTCGATACCACAAAACAAACCCTGACTAACAAAAACAACCGCAGCCGCATCATTAACGGTATTCAATTTGACCGGCGCGGTCGGCGTGAGGGTTATTGGCTCTTTGATGAGCATCCCGGTGATGTAATACATGGCAGGCATCGCCAGTCGCGATTTTATCCGGCCAGCCGCGTTTGTCATGTTTACCGGATTGACCGTCCGGGCCAGATCAATGGTGCGAGCTGGTTCGCTCCTGTGGCGGTGAAGCTGGCAGACCTTCACGAGTTTGGTGACGCTCGTTTGTACCGGGAAAAAATTGCCGGGGCCTTTGTTGCTTTCATCAAACGCAATGAGGAATCCACGGCAGGTATCACCGGAAACTCAAAAAACGGTGGTCATGCAAACTATCCGCTTGAGGAAATAACGCCTGGCCTCATTGAGCATCTTGAGCCGGGCGATGAGGTTTCATTCGGGGATCCGCCACAAACCGCTGGGTACAAGGAATTCTGGAGCTCGGAAGCGCTCGAGATCTCAATGGGTATTGGTATTTCCTATGCGGCCCTTACCGGCGACATGTCGATGGGCAATTTTTCCTCAAACAGAATGGGCTGGCTGGAGGATCAGCGATTTTATGAGTCCATTCGATCCGGTGCGATAACCGGACAATTTCTGCACCCGCTTACAGGGTGGACCATTCAGGCAATCCATGCCTGTGACCGGCTTGGCGAATTTTCACTCAACTGGACGCCACAGGCTCGCGACATGATCGACCCTTCGCGCGATGTAACGGCATTGGAGAAAGCCATCACGGCCGGGTTCCGCAGCGAACAGGAAACCATTCGCGAACGTGGCCGGGATCCCGAAGATGTTCACAAGGAAAAACTGGAAGATGCCCGCCGCAAGCGGGAGCTGGAAAGGGTAATGAAACATGACAAATAAGCTGATCAAAAACGGCGCGTTGTACTTGCTTGGCGTTTGCGGTGGTGACTGGTTCGGCGGAGGCTTTACCGAAACGCAAGTGCGTGATGCCCTTGATGAATTGAGCGGGGCGATTGACGTTCGCCTCAACTCGCCTGGAGGCAACGCATGGCAGGGTATCGGCATCCATAATGCATTGCTCGATTATGATGGCGAAATAACGCTATATGTCGAGGCTTTGGCGGCATCCGCTGCCAGTTTGTTTGCCATGGCTGCAGACAAGATCATCATGCGGCCAGGCTCATTGATGATGATACATGATCCCTCAACCATCACATACGGGCCTGCAAAAGATCATGAAAAGTCAGCCGATTTTCTGAGGAAAATGGCTGCCAGTGGCGCGACAATTTACTCAACCCGAAGCGGTAAACCGGTTTCCGAAATTCGCGAAATCATGGAGGAGGAGACCTGGTACACGGCCGAGGAGGCGGTTGCCGAGGGCTTTGCAGATCATGCGGAAAACGCTGCGAATGATGAAAGCCCGCAAATGCGTTCCCCGGTTTTCGATTACTCAATTTTCAAGAATTCGCCTGAGCAACTCAGGGAATTGACCCCGCCCGAGTGCGGGCAACAAACGGCGGCTCTTGTTGCTGCCATAGCTAAGGAGGCTCGAATGAGCGGAAACACAAACGTGGCGAAGGGCAACAAACCGGCGTCATCCAATACTCCTGCGGCTGCAACTATGGCCGCAGATCCAACCCGCAGCCCGGCATCTGCCGTGCCTGCCGCAACGCAAACGACTGCACCTGCTGCAGCCACGGCAACTGACACGCCGCAAATGAGTGAACGCGAAACCTTTCTGGCAATTGGTGAGCAATGCCGTTCTGCCGGTCTGTCTGCCGAGGCAACAAACCGTGTCCTCCTCGGCGCGGAAACGCTTGATGGTGCAAAGGACATGATCATTGCCGAGCTTTCCACACCGGTCGACGCCCCGGCACCTACGGCCTCAGTTGGGCGTGATGCCGGAGAAACGATGCGCGCAGGAGTCATGTGTGCGCTTGTTGCGCAATTTACCGGTGGTACGCCGGAGGATCAGGGACGCGAGTACATGAGCTTTTCCATTCCCGAGCTTGCCGCACAGGTAAGCGGGCAGGATGGTGCGCGATTGCGTAGCTTTGCAGATCGCGAGCGCGTTTTGATGAGTGCATTTGCGCCTCATACAACAGGCGATTTCCCGGGTATTTTCTCAAATGCCCTCAACAAGTCACTGCTTGAACGCTATGAGCAGGCCGAGCCAACCTATCGCCGAATTTCACGGCAACGCAATTTCCGCGATTTCCGCCCGCATCCACAAATCCGGGCAGGTGATTTCCCCAAACTGCAACGACTGAGTGAGGCCGGTGAAATCAAGCACGGTACTTTCGGGGAATCGAAAGAAACGGCGATGGTTGAAGCTTACGCCGTCCAGTTCGCCATTACTCGCCAGATGATGGTGAATGATGACATGGGGGCAATACAGGAGGTTATCAATTCATCTGGTGATG